CACCTGCTTCCAAGAACTGTCCACCTCTATAACCAGTTAAGATTACGTTTTCAGTCATGTAAGGGTTTTTGTATACTTGGAATCTGTTCGCTAAAGAACCGATTTTCTGTACGCCCATTGCAAATTGTGCTTTATCACCGTCAGTTTGTGCAGCATATCCAGGAATTGATTCTAGGATTGTAGCTACAGAAGGAGAACATACTACGAAGTTTGCTCCACCTCTTAACGTTTTCTGGTGAATTTTGTTAGATACTTTTTGCAATTTAGTTCCTAAAGTTTGGAACCATTGTCCTTGAGTATTGTAGAAATCAGATCCTGCAGTTGACCATGCAGCTCCTGTCCATACTTTGTTATTCTCTGCAGACCACTTTTCAGTAGTACCAGCACCTGAGATTAACATGTCAAGTAATTCAAGGTCAATCTCCATAGAGATGTACTCAGATAACATTGAAGTTAATTCTGCTTCAGCGTCAATTGAATGATAAGCATTCAAATCTTGAGCAAATTCTGGAGTCCATTGTGCTTTCAACTTTCTAGTTTTAGCAACAATTGCTTCAGAAGCTAATTGTACGTCGATTTCAGGGATACTAACTGAAGGGGCAACATTGTTACCGTCTGCTCCAGATCCTTCAAAATCACCTCTTGAGTTATCACCTGGTGCTACGTGGTAGTTTAATACTACATCTGCAGCGTCTTCTAGACCACCTGCTACTGCTTGTACAAATACTACTTTGTTACCTTCAACTTTAGTATACTGAGCGAATGTTGCTGCTCCTGCAAGACCAAAAGCTCTTACACCTGTTGCATCAGCATCTGCTGGTAAAGCTATTTCTACAGTTTCGAAATCTGCTAATGTTAATTCAGCATCATATCCTATATCTGCTAATTGAGCTGCGGCAACTGTTACTGCTGCTGCTGGTGCAGATTTTTCATTGATAGAGTAACCGAACTGTCCAGCGCCATAAAGACCACCAGCAACGTCAGCATCTACTGCCATTTTACTACCAGCTTCAGTTACGTTACCGTACATGTTGCCTCCGTCTGCTCTACCGTTTACAGCAGTACCGTATTTAAAGTCTAGATAAAATACTAGACCTGAAGGTAGGTTCATTGGTTGTACACTTACAAAGTCTTGCGCTACGATTTGAGCGAATACTTTTCTTACAAGTGGTAAAGCAACACCAGCCCACTGCTCACCTGCACCAGCTGTAAAGCCAGCACCTGATGCTGCAGAAGCACCTGTATTGTTTGCTTCAGCTACGATTTGTTTTGCTTGGTTTTCAAGTACCATTGCCATGTTGTTTTTGGCTTTTTCGTCTTGAATTCCTTCTAACAAACCAGAAGCTGACCACTTATCAGCCAAACGCGCTGCGTCTGCCTGTAGGCTCTTAAAATTGTTAGAGCTCTCTAATAATTGGTTTAATTCCATGATTAATTAAGTTTTGTTTTTTTAATAATTTATTTAATAATTCCAGCTAATTTTTGCATTCTTAGAACAGCGCTAGATACTTCACTAATTACTTCTGGCTTACGAGTTGTAACGCCAGTTGCTTTGGATGCAGATCCTTTGTGTTCTTTAATAGTAGTCTCTTTTTTAGTAACCACATTTTCGTTAACTGTTTCAAATACTAATTTTACTTCTTTCACAGTTTCAGCTTTATCGAAAGCAGCAATAATGTTTACTTTCTGTGCTTCACTTAAGCTATTAGCTTTGAATATTTTGTTTACATAAAGTAACTTTGAATTCAGTAAATTAACTTCGTTAAGTTCACTTCTTAAAGTTTCAATAGTTTCTAAAGCTCCTTTGAGTTCTTCTTTTGTTTCTTCATTAACAGTAGAATCAATTGCAACTTCTTCCATTGCTTCTTCTTCTTTTTTACCTTCTTCCATATCATCTTCACTTTCGCCTTCTGATAGTTCGTCTAGTTCTGCTAATAGTTCGTCTAAGTCAATCTCTTCGTCACCTTCTTCTCCAGCCATTGGTTCCCCTTCGCCTGGTTCTTCTAATTCTGCTCCAGCGTCCATATCAGCTCCAACTTCAGGTCCCATATCTTCAGCATCACCACCCATTTCTTGGCTAATGATATCTCTAATTAGGTCTTTAAAATCTTCTACTGAAAGATCAGATAGATCTTCGTCGTCTGCTGGCTCATCTTCAGATGCAACTTCTTCTTCTTCCGCTTCGTCTGCAGCTTCTTCTGCATCATCCTCAGCTTCTTCCATTGCTTCTTCTTCACTGTAAGTTCCTTCCATTGCTTCTTCTTCTGTTGCTTCAGTAGTTACTTCTTCTACATCATCTTCAGATTCTTTAACTACTTCTTCTTCGTTAGATGAATCATCCATCTCTTGAAGTTTAGCAGCTAACATATCTTTTAGATGAGGAGTTAAAGACTCTTCTAAAGCTTCTTTAGCGTTAGCAATAGCAGCTTCTCTTACAGATTTAGCTTCAGCAATAGCTTGCTTGAATAAATCTTTGTTTGCCATTTTTAAATTTGTTAGTTTGATTTCTGTAGTTATTGAGAACTACAATAGGAAATATATGTGTATTAGATACAGTATAAGGGACTGTATATTCTTATATAAATATATACTTTTTTAGAAAAACGAAATAAAAGTTTTGTCTTACGTTGATGCTGCAACGGCACCTGCTATTTCTCCTGCAACAACAGCTATGTCTCTTCCTTTTAATGCTGCTTTAACTGCTGAGATGGTTGCTGTGGCTACATTTGCACCTCTTAGTGCATTTAGTGCTCCAACTCCTGCTTTGACTCCAAGTCCTGCTAACATTGCAATAAATAAACCTTTAGCAACTAATTGTCTTTTTTTCTCATCTTTAACGAAAGGCTTTAAGAAACCTGCAATTGCTTTAACTATATTGACTTCATTGTTATGTGCCCACTTATGTACTGCTTCTGCTTTATCTGCTGCTTTTTCTAAGCCTGCTTTTCTAAATCCTTTTGCTGCATACTTACCTAAGATATCAAGAACTGTATTAGAAGCTAATGCCCAAGAGAGTATACCTACAGTAGTAATGACTTCGTTTACATTTTCTCCGTCTTTACCAAATTCAGCTTCCATTGCTTTTGCAAGTTCTGCTCCTAATTGGTTTTCATCGCTTTCTTTTAATATTTCAGTTTCTGCTAATACCCTACTGTTAGTAGTTAATTTATTTTCAGATAAGAATTTTCTTAAGTTAAAACTATTTTCCATTATGCTCTTAGTATGTCGTTTATAATGCAATCTAAGTTATGAAATTTAGATACTTTTATTTTACCTTCTGATAAGGCTACTGGGTTCATAAATGCTCCATGAGTTGAAGGATTTGAAACAAAATCCCAACATACTAATTCAAAATCGTCTTGAACTTCTAAAGTACCTTCATTTGTTTGTTGAACTGATCCAGTACCTCTAGATGAAATACCGATTGTGTGTCCTGCTTTTATAATTTCTTTTACGATGTTTCCGGAAGGAGTATTTAGTAGTTCTACACGTCCCATAAGATCGTTTCCTTTCCACCATAAGTCTTTTACTATATGAGATGCGTTCTTAAGAGAGACAATAGGAGACTCAGGGTGATCAAGTTCTCCAAAGGCATTACCATTCTCTACAAACTCTTTTATGTATTTAGCTGATTCTCTTTCTAAAATAGGCTTACTATATGTACGTCCGTTTTGATTTTTAGATACTGCTCTTTGCATTACCCCTTCGACTTCGTATACACCGGGTCTTTCCTTAGATTCTCTAAGAATTGATTTAAATGGTGTAATATCTACTAGTAGTTGTGCCATAGTTATATTATATTAATTATAATGCTCCGTTTATTGTATTTGGGCTGAATACGTTTTGTTTTTCCTCTTCTCCTAGAGGATTTGCACCTGAGTTATGAGCATCTATGTCTGCTTGAGATATTACTCTAACTTTAGGTTGGTTTAATCCTTTAGTAAATCCTCCTTTAACAGCTGGTCTTAAATCTTTATTGAATGCTTGTTCGATTGCTGGTGCTAAAAAGCCTCCTACTTTTAATCCTTCTTCATTTCTAATATCCCCTAAAGTATCGTATACTTTCTGTATCTTAGTTCTAGTTTTATCGTAATAAGATTCAATATCAGTTACAACATCCTGTAGTGATATAATAGCTTGTTTCATACCTTCGTATCCTCCGTATGTTTCAGAGAATTCCGCTAATGCATTTGTTGCAGCTTCATTTATTACACCTTCTTCTAATACCTTAAGAATTATAGATTTAATATTTTCCTTAACTATCTTCTCCTTACCCATTGCTTTTTTAATAGCAGCATCTTTACTGGCCATATAGTCTTCTTTATCTATATCTCCGTCATCGTCGTGATCTGTACCTTTCTTTTCTTCTAAATTCTCAACCATAAATTGAGTTTCTAAGTAACTTAGTACGTCTTTTTTAGCAAACTCTATCATTCCAGGCTCTGTCATTGGCCCCATTTTCCACTCTTCCCAAGCTTTAATTAACATATTAACGCCTTTATCAAATAAAGGACCCATGCTTTCTACATACCCTCCAGTTTCGTAGTCATTTTCAGTTACTACTTTACCTCCTTGAGTCTTTCTACGTCTACCTTCGTTTACTCCATTGTCGTCATCCCAAGGACCTTTCATAATATCAACACCAATGTTGTAATGATCTCCTATAGCGTACATTACCTCTTCTGCTTCTTCTCTTTCTGTAGTACCGTTTTCTTCAGCTCTGTCTTTAATAAGAGCAATAAACTCTTGCAAGCTACCTACTCTTTCGTTAATTACTTCTTCAACTTCTTCAAGTTGCTTTCTAACTTTAGAAGCGCCTTCATTAAATGATTCAAGTGTTTTCTTACAAGCTTTTTTAAAATCTTTAATATAATTTAAAGCTGCTGCTTTATCTTTTTCTTTTATAGCATCTATTGCATAAGAAAGAAATTCTCCTTCTCTATGGTAATTAACATCTTCAAATGAATCAAATAATTGTTGTAGTTGGTCAACAGGAGTATTTAGTCTTACTCTCGTTCCTGCTTTTAACATTCCTTCGTAATCAAAATCAGTAGTAAACTTCTGTCCTAACTTATAAAGATTATCAATTGCTGACATATCAGTATCTTTACCGTATTTAGCAATCTTTTTCATTTCATCATCAGACATTGCCTCTGCTACAAACTTAGCTTTAGCAGCATCAAAATCTCCTTTATGGAGACTATCAACTATTTTTCTACCTAAAGTTTCTAATTGATCTGCATCTAGTGAATGAGGTTTATTAAATCCTTTTAAGTATCCTTGGCCTATTGCTCCATAGTCTGCTGGGTCAATAACATCTTCTGCAGACTTAGCAACTTTTTCTTGCATATAATCAACTCCTGATTCGTAATTTACTGATAAAAACTCTTGAAAGTTATCTAGTACGTCTTGCATACCTTGTTCAGAGCCATCTGCTTGTTCTTCCCATTCAGGGTGAGTCTTATAAAAGTCGCTAATGATTTCATCATCAATTAGACTCTTACCAGTTTTTGGATTTCTATAATAATCTTTAATGTAGTCAGCTACTGCGTCTGTTTGATCGTATTCGTTTACTGGTTTAGTATAATTTTCTTTTAAATCAGCTTTCTTAAGTCCATTGTGAACATCTACTTCATTACCTTTTTTAGGCTCAACCATTTTATCATGCTTATCTACTTTAGCTGATTCTCCAGCAACTAGATTAATATAATGATTAGCATCTTTCTGGAGGTTAGCTATTACCTTAACCCTAGCTTTCATATAATCTTCTTTAGATACATTTCCTGTTGAATCTATACCCTTAGCTTCTAATTCCATATCAATACCTCTTTCTATTGTATTAAGAGGAAATTGATCTGCAATTACATCAATATCTTTTACTGTTGCTTCTTTCTTTTCAAAAATAAGATTTTTTTGTTTAAGTATAGATATTGAATCTTTATATCCGTTCCACTGGGTGATAAATTGCGGATATGCTTGTCTCATTTGACGGACAAATTCTGCTTCTTGAAGTTTACCTTCTAGTACCGCGTGATATTTTTCTGTTGCTGTTCTCATAAGTAGTCAACTAATTTGTTATTTTAAGACCGTTAAGGACGGTTAACCTGTTTATATCCTAATTTCTTTAATGCCTTTTTAGCTCTATTGCCTTTACCAAAAGCAAAAGGAGTAGCATATTGTGCTCCTGTTCCTGGTGTAAACGTTGCTGTTCCTCCAGTTACATTTGCTTCATCTAGCTCCTTCATTACTTCTTTAATAAACGATACTGCTTCTGATTTCTTCATTACAGTGTTTTTAATTCATTCACTAAGTCGTAAAATTGCATTAAGTTAACTAAGTGAGTATCATCGATCTTTTCAGTATTCTTTACTGCCTTTATAGATCTAGCTACTTCTTCTAATTTTATTTTTACTACTTCATCAGTCACCTTAGAAGTAAGTTTATTAACTTCTGAATTTATCTTCTTTAATTCTTCGTTTACTATATTATGTAGACGTTTCTTAGAATTAACTGATGTAATAAATTCTTTAAGTATATTTTTTTGTTCTGGAAGTAAGTCTTTATATGTATTATTAAACTTTTCTAACAGTATTTTAAATGTAAGTAATTTTAAATCTTTATCGTATTTAGAATACTCTTCTATTAAAGTATCCTTTACGTCATTTGAGTTTTGAGATTTATCTGTTAAGTGTTCTAATAGAGTCACTTTATTATCTACTAAATATTTTGGGTCTACTAGTTCTTCATTATTCTGTGCTTCCAATAAGCAGTACATAGAAGCTAAAGCTTTATAGTCTCTAACTTGAATACTAAAAAATTCATCTAAGTCATAATGCTTCTTTATCTCAGAAATTAATTTATACTTCTGATTTTTAAGAGCATCTTGATTTAGCTTTCTTGATACCTCTGTAATTGTGGATACTATTGCTTCTGCTCGCTTTTGAGATACTCCTTTAGATTTAGTTACTAAATCGTAGAGTTTATATTCTTTTGCTAAAGAATTTTTGGATGCGTAGAATTCCTTTAGAATACTAACAGCCGGTGACTGTTCTCTATTTAGAGTATCAGCCGCTATTTGCTTTACTAATAATTCAAATATCAGTCCAGTATTTCTATACTTCGAATGCTTTATCTTCATCTTATACGTTTACTATATATAAATATGCACTACTTACCTAAATCTTTAATTTGATCTTCGTTTAGTAGCCCTTCTTTGTCCTCGTCACTATTTTTTGTAAATACTATCTTCTTTAACAAATCTTCATTTTTAGCTAAAATATTCTTTGCTATAGTATTTTCGTTAACATTTTCTCCGTCGCTAGGGTAGCCTCCTTTTAAACCATGAGAACCTAAAGGATCTCTACCTCCTAATCCTGCTGTGGTTCCGTATACTGATGCTCTTTCTCTAGGTCTTCCGCCTTCTGGACCTGGCTGTCCCCATTCTGAGTACCCTATAGGTAAATCT